CAAGTTTGGCGGCCAATGACTATGTGGAGATCATGTGGCGGCCAACAGATGTTGGTGTGCAGATTGAACACTACGCAGCCAGCAGCACACCCACTAGGCCCGTAGTGCCATCAGTCATTGCCACTATGTCATTCATGTCCAATTTGTCTACAGAAACCGCATAATTCAGCCATGGCACTCATACCTCTCAAGATCCCACCTGGCGTGTACCGCAACGGCACTGAATACCAGTCTGCTGGTCGATGGTTTGACGCCAACTTGGTACGCTGGTTTGAGAATACTCTCAGACCCATTGGCGGCTGGCGCAAGCGTTCTGCTAGTCAGATGACAGGATCATGCCGAGGTTTATTGACTTGGCGGGACAATGATGGAGATAGATACATTGCCGCTGGCACGCATTCCAAGCTCTACGCCATGAACGAGGCAGGCACGCTCAAGGACATCACTCCAACAAGTTTCACGGCAGGCATAGCTGATGCCGCAACAAAGACTGGCTATGGGTACTCCACTTATGGGAACTTTGCCTATGGCGTGGCGCGTCCTGATACAGGCTTAGTGACACCGGCAACGACTTGGAGCCTAGACACTTTTGGCGAGTATCTGATTGGCTGCTCTAATGCTGATGGAAAGATTTACGAGTGGCAGTTAGGCTTTACAACGCCAACGCTGGCGGCTGCCATTACCAACGCGCCAACAGGATGTCAGGCTGTAATGTCCACCGCCGAGCGATTTATCTTTGCGTTGGGCGCATCCAGCAACCCTAGATCGGTGAAGTGGTGCGATCAGGAAAACAATACTGTATGGACGGCTGCGGCCACCAATCAGGCGGGTGACTTTGAGTTGCAGACAGTTGGCTCATTGAAAGCAGGCAAAAGAGTGCGCGGCATCAACTTGCTGTTTACTGATGTTGATGTGCATACCGCAACATTTATTGGACTGCCTTATGTCTACTCATTTGAAAAGGTTGGATCAGGCTGTGGTTTGATTTCAGCGCAGGCCGTAGCAGCCATCGATACCGCTGCAATGTGGATGAGTACATCAGGCTTTTGGTTATTTGACGGCTACGTCAAGCCTTTGCCTTGCGATGTATCTGACTATGTGTTTCAGAATCTGAACTACAACCAATCCAGCAAGGTGTACGCTGTACATAACTCCAAGTATGGCGAGATATGGTGGTTCTACCCATCCAGCGCCAGCAACGAAGTTGACTCATATGTCATCTACAACTACCGCGAATCGCATTGGAACATTGGCTCAATGTCTCGCACAGCAGGCACTGACAGGGGTGTATTTTTGCAGCCACTGATGGTGTCGTCTGACGGCTACATCTATGAGCATGAGGTTGGCTATGCCTACGACTCAGGCGTTTTATATGCCGAGTCTGGACCATTGGAGATTGGACAGGGTGACAACATCATGTCTGTACGCCAAGTTATACCTGATGAGCAGACATTGGGTGAGGTGGTGGTGAGCTTTAAGTCAAGGCTGTACCCAACCTCGACAGAGTCAAGTCATGGACCATACCCAGCGGCGCAGCCAACCGATGTGCGTTTCTCTGGGCGACTTGTCAAAGTGAAGTACACCGGCAATGTGCTTGAAGACTGGCGTGTCGGCGTATCCAAGCTGGACATTGTTGCGATGGGTAAGCGTTGACAGACGAAGAGGATTTGCAGAGGCTGCGCCATCATGTGGAGGCGGCACTAGAATACTCTGGAGGAACGCATGGAATTGAGGACATTGCAGAGGGACTCAAAACAGGCAGATTTCAATTGTGGTCTGCTGAAGATTCTGTGGTGATAACTGAGATCATTGTTTACCCGCGACTCAAGAATTTGCACTTCTTTCTTGCTGGCGGCAACCTAGATGAACTCAGACTGATGCGACCACTCATTGAGGCTTGGGGAAAGCAGATTGGTTGCACGCAAGTTACCTTAGCTGGCCGTAAGGGTTGGGCTAAGACATTTTTGGCAGATGAGGGATATGCACCAAAGTGGCATATCTTGTCTAAGGAGTTGATATGAGCAGAGGTGGTGGAGATATATCTACAGCGGTTGTTGTGTATGGACCTGATGGAAAGGCGTATGGTAGTCCTGCGGCTGCTAGAGCTGCCGGCGTGGAAAACTTTACTATGTCTCCTCCTGTTGATAGAAGTAAAGATACGAACAGCTTACCTAAAGAAATCATTGATGCTTTGCCAAAGCAATTCCAAACTGAAAGCCTTATGCCTGCGAGGTTTGGAATGCCTAGTGAAGAAAGAGTTATACCCCCTGCCAATGCAAACGCTCAATATGAACGTGGTGAAAAGGGTATGAGCGTTTTCTCTGGATACGAAATTCCATTGCAGATACCTAATTACCCTAAAACAGATGCAAGGGGTTTTCCTGTTCCTCCATTAGTTGCCAAATATGGTGTTGATGGGAAATTGAAATCTATTGCAGCTAAAGAAAGATATTGGGCAGACAATCAAGTTCATATTTTGCCCGAATACAGTCCAACTGGTGAATTTATTACCGCAACTCCTGCTACCAATGAACAAGCTGGCAGTGGTGGTTTGGGTGGTTTTATATCAGACGTTGCTAAAGATTATGGTCCGATGATTTTGGCTGGCTTGGGTGCTAATCTTCTTGGGCCTGCTGCTGGAGCAGGAACGGCAGCGGGTGCTGGAACAGGCGCTGCTTTAAGCCCATATGCGGCGCAGGCTGCTGGCGCTTATGGCGGCAGTGCGGCGGCTGCAGGGGCGGCGGCAGCAGGAAATCTTGCTGGCATCCAAGCGGCGAGCGCGGCTCAGAATGCATTGACGCAACAGGCAAGAAATAATCTTGGCCTAACTTTTGGTCAAGGTGTTCCTACTGCGCCTGATGTAGCTCGGATGGGTACAGATCAAGTTAGAGACTTGCCGCCTGAAGCTAATGTTAATCCTCTTTCTGCTCCAACTGGTCAAAGAGGTGCAGACTTAGCCGAACAACTTGCAACAGGAACAACTGCCTCTGCTAGTGATATTGCCGCAAATGATCTTTTGGCCAAAGCCAACCTTGCGGCGCAAGCTGCTGGTGGATTTAACCCTGCCGCCACTACTGGACTTCTAAGCACAGCATTAGACTTTGCAAAGGCAAATCCAAGTCTCACAGGATCATTGCTTGGCGCTGGGGTTAGTGCTTTGGGCGCGTTGAATGCTCCAAAAGAACAAACCACCACATCAAGTATTGATCCACAGATAAGGGCCGAGTATTTGGCAAACCTTGAGCGAGCCAAGCAGACGGCGGCAGGCTTAGAGGCGCGTCAGATTGCACAGCCTGGCGCTATGTACACCGGCGCAGAGCAGCAGCTCTACAACCTCGGCATGACGCCATTTGGCGCTACTGACATTGCAAAGTTCTATAACCCCTACCAAGAGCAAGTGGTGCAGGGTGCTTTGGGCGATATTGAGCGTGCGCGACTCATGCAAGAGCAGGAAAACATGGCGCGTGCAACTGCTGCTAGAGCGTTTGGCGGTTCACGCCAAGGCGTAGTCTCAGGCATGACCAACGAGGCGGCATTGCGTCAAGCAGCCACTACTGGCGCACAGTTGCGATCTGCTGGATTCACTCAGGCCGCCAACCTTGGACTGGCAGCGCGTCCCATGGACATCGCAGGCTTGCAGACTTCATTGGGGCTTGGCACTACCCGCACCGCGCTTGAGCAGGCACGACTTGATGCATTGCGTAATCTTGGCACTGAGCGTTTGGCTATTACTGGCGGCGCGTTGGGTCTACAGCCTGCAAGGACTGGAGAAACTACAACGCAACCTCTGTATACAAGTCAAACAGGCAGTTTGCTGTCAGGTGGTCTGACTGGCGCATATATTGGCTCATTGCTTGGAAAGGCATAAATCATGGCTACATACGAAGAAAACCTAGCAGCAATGAGTCAGCCATATCAGTATGCGCCACTGCCTATTAGGGGTGGCGGTCAAGACCGAGCATTCTCAGGCTTACTTGGTGACATCTTTGGTGGTGGTGGCGCTACTGGCTTGGAAGACTATTTGACGCCAGCTCAGACTGAGCAGATGAATCGTCAGGCTCTGCTGCAAGCAGCCATTGCCGCGTCACAGGCCAGCGCACCCAGCACCACTCCTCGCAGTTTCATGCAGATACTTGGCGCCGGACTCGCTGGTGGTCAGCAGGGCTACCAGCAGGCTCAAGAGGGTGCAATGAAGCAGTTGATGTCTAAGGTTAAGCTGGATGAGGCAAAACGCGAACAGGCACTGCAACAATACATTATGAGCCGTATACCTGGTGCGGCTACAGGCGCAGCTCCTACAGCATCTTTGCTTTCACCTGATCAGCCTATAACTGGAATGCAGGCGGCATCATTGCCTGTTTCTCAGTTTGGTTTGGGTCCAACGACACAACGTGATGCGTTAATTGGTAAGACAATGCCACAAGATATGGCGGTGCAAGAGTTGCCAGGCGTTACTACTACGGCAAAAGCAAGACCTGATATTTTCTCTACATTGACGCCAGATCAATTGGTCTTGGCTGCAATGAATCCAAAAACAATGCTGCCAAAAGTATTTGAGGAAAGTCTTAAAACAGAAAGTTTTGTAACATTGACACCAAGTGAGGTTAAATCACTTGGTCTTGATCCTGCTGGAAAGTATCAGCAAAATGTGCGTACTGGTCAGGTTTCTACACTTCAAGCGGCAAAAGAAGAATTCAAGGTGGTGACAGGACTTGAGGCTGAAGCATTTGGTTTGCCTGGCTCCAGTAAATGGCAAGTCAGTACAACAAGTAAGCAGGCCACATTAGTACCAGCAGCGCCAGGCGCATTTGGCGGTGGCGTACAAGGCAATGCTTACGATATTATTTTAGATGGCGTCAACAGTGGAAAGACAAATACAGTTCAGTATGCACTTGCGTTTCGCGCTTTGAGTATGCCTGTTCCAACTGAACAGGTTCAACCTGACGGATCACTTAAGACTGTATACACACAACCTATGCCATTGCCAGAATCAATTCCTAGACCTACATTTAAAGGAAATATTCCAGCGGTAACTAAGCCTGTGACAATAGTACCTAGCACTGGTCAAGCTGCTCCAGCTCCAGCGCCAGTTACTGTTAGAGCGCCTACACCAGCTCCTGCGCCTGTTGTTTCACCAACTGAGGGTGCTACTGCTGCTCCTTTGCCTGCTGGCGTTAAATCAACGCCAATGGCTCCAAGACCCGAAGAGATTTCTAAATCTCGAGAGTCTATTAATGCTGGCGTTGACTTTGTTGCCGCATTAAACAAAATGGAAAATATGGTTAGAGAGCAAGGAATGCAGATCGGCGGTATGGGGCAAAAGGGCGCTTCTCAATCTGCTATTTATGAAGACTTACTCACAAAAGCAAGGCTTGCTGCTCAACTTGGCGTATTGAACAAAGAAGATTTGCCAAGACTGCAAGCTCAATTAAGCGATCCAACTGCTTTGTCAACATATATCAGAGGACTTGGTGGGCCAGCTGCTTTCTATGCACAAATTGGTGAATTGAGAAGTAGGATTGTTGACGAAACCACAAGAAAGAATTTGCAGTTTGGTCAGCCAATTATGAATTTGCCAAGCACATTTGTAATTACTCCCCCAGAGCCAACTCCAGCAGGAGGCACACCGCAAGCCGTTCTAGATGCATTGAAAAAGTATCCAGCAAGGAAACCATAATGGCTGAACCAACAATTGATGATCTGTACAAGTCTTTGCAGGCTGCTGACGCTGCTGGTGACACCAAGGCGGCGCAGTCGCTTGCTGACTACATTCGATCCTTACAGATTCCAGCGCCAAGCGAAAAGCAGATAGAGATGACCACTGGCGCACCACTTGGTGTGCGAGCTGCTGTTGGCTCTTCTGCCACCATGCAAGACAAACTTGCAACGCTCAAACAATATTTCCCTGACGCGCGACCATACGACAAAGACAACTTCATCTATACCGATCCAAAGACTGGACGGACAACATTGATGAATGAAAAGAATCCTGTACTTTATGGCGTACCTTTGCCAACTATGGGCGATATAGCTGGCGCTATGCCTGAGATTGCAGAGTTTGTTGGCTCTGGTACTGGCGCTGCTCTTATGGCTCCATTTGGACCACCAGCGATGGTTGGAGGTGCTGGACTCGGTGGTGCTGCATTCAAAAAGCTGTACGAGATGGGTATGCAGTATGGCGGCCCATCTGTAGAGACTAGGGGCGGCGCAGAGCAGGCTACAGGCGTTACAAAGGATATTCTTTTAAATGCCATTGGTCAGCGTGGCGGCCAGTTAGTTGAAAAAGGTTTGCCATATCTCTTGTCTTCAATTCAACAGCAACTGATGGGACTGCGCCAAGGTATACCTCAAGCAGCGGCAAGGCTTGGCATTAAATTGCCTGCTGGCGTTGCTACTCAAAGTCCTGCTGTGCAGCGTCTTGAAGCTGGATTGGCACAAACGCCTGGCGGCGCTCAGATCATTGCACCAAAGTACGAATTGATGCAAGAGCAGATGGGCACTGCCGCACGAAACATTGCTGAAGATATTTCGCAAGTCGGCAAGACTCCAAGCGTTATACCTACGCCACCATTCACAGAAAAAGGTGGTCTTGGCGGTTTTATTAAACAAGGCGCTGAAGCTGCTGCAAAGAGATTTGCAGATAGACGTAATCAGATTGATGATGTTGTTGCCTACGCCGTTGGACCAAGCAATAGATTTGCCGCCAACAATACAGCTCAATTAGTCAATCAATTTAATGCTGAAATTGCTACAAGTCCAAGCACGTTAAGTCCAATGCTTAGTCCAGTAATTCAACGATCTATGCGTATTATTGATGATGCAAACGCAGGCTTTGGTGGTGTGACATTTGATGCGTTGCGCCGTATGAGAAGCGAAATTGGCAAAGAGATTGAAAGACCAGACATCAGCGGATTTTCAAACACTAAAGAATTGAAAAGGCTTTATGCCGCATTAAGTGATGATATTTCGCAAGCAGCCAAAGAATCAGGACCTATTGCACAACGCGCTTTGAAGTTGCATGATCGATATGTCAGGTTCAATCGTGAAGTCAATTTGCCTGCACTGCAAAAGATTGCAGATCAAAATCTTGATGTGAATGCAGCCAACTATGCGATGGCAGGCACAAAAGATGGCATGGGCAGACTCCAACTATTAGTGCGTAACTTCAAGCCAGAAGAGCGAGACACACTGGCGGCGTCAGTGTGGCAACAGTTGGGCAATGCCAAAGCTGGAGTCAAAGAGGGTGCAGACGTTGGTGCTGACAGTTTTGAATTCAGCGCAAATACATTTTTGACAAACTGGAATGGTTTGAGTGATAGCGCCAAGCAAGTGCTGTTTGGCGGTGAGAGATACCGAAACATCATTCCCGCCATCAATGATTTGGTGAAGATCAGCACTGGTGCGCGTGAGGCTGGAAAGGCCGTCAATGTCTCAAATACTGGCGGCGCTCAGATGGTTACATCAGCCTTGTTGGGTACTGGTGGATTGATTGGTGGTGGACTTGGTGGTGACATGACACAAGCACTGCTTGGTGGAGCTGGCGCATTAGGTGGTCTTGTCTTATCAAGCAATTTGGCGGCAAGACTTCTAGAGAGTCCACGCTTTATCAGATGGGTGTCAGACACCAGTCGAGCTGTTGTCAATAATCCAAATTCTCTGACAAGTCAGATCGCCAAGTTATCAGCCATTGCCACTGCTGATCCAGCAGCCAGCGATGCTATTGAGGCGTACTACAAGCAGATTCAACCCATCGCACTTCAGATGCGTAGAGCGAGGTAAGAAATGGCAGATTATCTTGACTACTTAATGGGCCTTGGAGAGACTGGCGCAACGCTTGGTAGCGGTGCAATGGCTGGCCTATTGGGTATGCCTTATGGCGTGTACAAGGGAGCCACCAGCGGCAAGTTGGGTACGCGAGAAGCTAATCGAATCGCCGAGGAAGAGGCTCGCAAGTTCATGGAGCAGTACACCTATCAACCTCGCGGCAATGTTGCGCCAGAGATGTTGCAAAACCTTGGCGGTCTGCTTGAATCAAGCAAGTTGCCACCAGTCATACCCGAGGCGGCGATGCTGGCGTCAATACCGCGTCAGGCTGTTGCGGCGCAAGCTGAACGTGCTGGCATGGCTGCTGAACGAGCTGTTGCGCCAATGGTTGAGCGCACCATGCAAAAGGGTGGACTCGGTGCTGGACTGCTGAGTGATATGGCGCAGGGTACTAGAAGTCAAATGCTGCAAGGCAACAATGTTTTTGATCCAAGGTTTGACGCTAGAAAGTTAGAGCAAGAACGACTCAGGAATTTAAAAACAACTGTTGTTCCAATTTACGACTACACCATCCCAAAAATTAATCTTGCTGATTATCAAGACTATCCATTCATCACCAGTATGTCAGATAGGACTAGGACTGGTTTGTTGACTGACATTGATGGCGTGTCATTGAATCGTCCTGTGTACTTGCAAGGTGGACAACCTTATATGTACGAAAACCCTGGTCAAGTCTGGGCGTCAGGTGCAAAGCCAGCCAGCGACATTTACAAAATGGCAGGAATGCTTAAAGAGACAACAGGAAAAGACCCTTTGTATATCCCATGGGTTATGTCCCCATCAGGAAGCGACTTTGCCAATATGACAGGGGAGACAATGTTGTCTTATGCCCAAACAGTAATGGGCAAAGATACAAAAAAGGGACTTGATCGACAAATCAAGAATAGATTTATTCCTGATTGGGCTGGCATTGATGATCCCAAAAGCCTTGAGCAGTTTAGAAATTTATCGGATCGTAAGCGCAAAGCAATGAAGAAAACATTGCTTGATAAAGAGTTTAGAAGTGAGGGCGGTTTAAGTATTGGCGAAGCCAGACTCGCCATTGCAGACCCTAATCAATTGAATTTGCCTGATGCAAGTATTTTGAATGTAGGACAAGTCTTCCCAGATCAACCATTGATCATGCAGTCAGGTCATAGCGCATATCCATTGGGCGTACCTGGTCAGGGTCTAGGCGCAGTACAGGAAAACAAAAACATATTTGATTTGCTGCTGATGCATCGACTTAATCGCGGCATCATTGATCCATCAAACCCGAGCAGGAAAGATATTCGCACTCTTGAGATGAAGCCTTATGCTGGCTTGCTGGATGCTGATTTACTCAAGTCTTTAGGATATTAAAAAGATATTCTGGCTTGAATTTATCTGCCATTTTTTTGTTGTATCGCGTTGTCAAAAACTGTTGCACAGATTCTGGCGTGACTTCTTTTATCTTTGAGCCAATGCAATAAAACTCATGCAGCGTGAGTGCCTCAAGAATATCTTTGGGCATCTTAACTTCAACATTTACATATGGGGACAATTTCAATTTGCTTCTCCAAACAGCGCAGCCACCAGCGGATCGCGCTTAATCTTCCACTTCTTTGCTCTTTCCTTTGCCATGCGAAAAGCATGATCGTCTAAGGACTCCTTGGCTCGCCAGCGTTTGAGCCTCTCTTGCGCCGTCAATGGTTTAGGCTTGACGGCGTCAGTGCCTATGCCATGCCTGTACACGGCCACCATCACATTACCTGATCTGCGCCATTCTTGGATGTGGACAACGCCTTGCTTACGCAGCTTGTTGATGAGGATCTGAGCTGACCTTTCAGTGCAGTACACCTTGGCGGCCAGCTCGGGCGCCGTACAGCCGACACGCTGAAGCAAATCGATGATGCGTGGCAGCCTGACAGACTTCATTTATGACTCAACTTCCTCATGCTGTAGTAATCTGTCTTCCAAGCGCTTAATGCGCTTTTCGTTGTACTGGACCACTGAAACGGCGTACTCCACACCTGACTGGGCCTCAAGTTGACGCAACTGCGCCTCTCTCAATTCTTTGAGGATGACCTCGCGGATCGTCCTTGGCTTGACCAAGTCCTTGAGATATTTCACTGTCAACTCTTTCCAGTTCATAGCACCCCTCGCATTTCCCAACCCATTAAAAAGTAGTTCCAGCGGGTTTGCAAGGCGGGGACACTGTACCTACCCTTTGTGGCGGTGAAGTCGGTATAGCCTTTGGCTCGCATCATTGCTTCAAAGACTTGTTGTGCTTTGCTCATTTCTTTGCCTCCTTAATCTCTTTCTGAATGCCTGCACTTGTCTGCAAGAAGAGCCTCAAAAACTTCACACCGCCAAGCCTTTGGTACTCGGCGTACTCTGATTGGGTGAGGCGCAACGTGATGGCTCTACCCTGCTCTGTCTTCTCTTTAACCATCATTCAACCTCAAAATGCAATAAGACCCATACAAAACAAAACAGCGTGCCGATCACCACGGCAACGCCAAACAGGGCGATTAAGAAAAAGATCAGGGCTGTTTGCATGGCTTGGCCTCACTTGGTGGTGTCCAGCCAAAGCGCCGCCAAGTGGCCTGCACATTCGTTGGTTTTTCGTACTTTAATTGCTTGGCGTAGGCACTTGGGAGCGTCACTTTTGTGCCTGCTGGTGGACGCCAGTCGCTCCTCATTTGCCTGCCGCCAGCAGTTCCATCTCCGCGTCTTTGAGGCGGTCTTGGATGCACTTCATTTCGTAATCAAGCTGATCAATTTGGCGTTGCATACGCTCGCGGGTGAATCTCTCAGCGTGCGCCCATCCAATGACAGCGCCACAGTGGACTGCTTTGCTGATGAGCTGCACGATCTCGGCGCGAGTCATCACGCCAATGGCAGTCTCTTTGGGGGGTGAGAGGCGCAGTACCTCTTGATCAATTTCGTCTTGCATCTTTTTGCTCATGATGACCACCATGCGGCGAGTAACAGGGCAAAGCCAACGCCAATAGCGATGGCGGTGAGGAAGTCAAGGGCAGAGTCGGCGCGGCGATCTAAGCGCCGTCTTTGCTCCTCCATGTAGGGGTGCTGGGTGTGGTTCATTTGAGGTGTCTCCTTAAAGGTGGGGGCCGAAGCCCCCTGATTATTTACTTGCGCTCTACTGTTCCAACCAATTCGCCATCCATGATCAAAAACAAAATGTGTTTGGCAATGTTGAGTGTTTGGCGGCTGCGGTCTTGGGCGCAACCAGCAATCAATTCTTGTGCATCTGACATCAGGCCAGCTACCACCATGTTTGCGCCTGTGAATTTGTATGTGATGGATTCTTTGACCGATTTCACATAAGCATCAATATCAGCGACTCCATACATATTGATGTTGCGTTCTTCTTGGGCGGTTGTTTGAGTTGCGTTTGTCATTTAAAAATCTCCTTGGGGTTGCGTTGTTGAGGACTTGATAATATCACGCATGACGAAGTCGTCAACAACTATTTATTAGACCTCACAAAGTAGTCAACTATTATTGTTGTAAACTCAACAACGGCGGGTTTTCCGTCAGTTGCCTTTTAGGGGATCGGTTTGCGCTGATCCCCTTTTTTTATCTTAAACTTGACGCTTTCCACAAAACATGGTTAACATAGTCAACATGAAAACGATATCTCAAGAAGCACTATCCGCAATTCGCCACAAGGTCGAGGCCGCCGGCTACAAGATGAGCGATGTCTGCCGCGTTGCCGAGATCGATCAGGCGCAGGTATCACGCTGGATGTCGGGGACCACAGAGCCACTATACGGCAGCGTGATGCGCTTGGATCAGGCTGCCGATGCGCTGGTATCAGCTCGCCTCACAGTCCTCAACAAAGCCATGGAGGACGCCGTCAAATGACATTCAAACCGCGCAGGATCATTGGCATTGACGTTGGCTTGTCGGGCGCCATAGCCATGATGCAGGGCGAAACCTTGACCGGCATTGTCGATATGCCAACTGTCACGCTGACACGCAATGGCGCAGCCAAGCGTCAGATCAGCATTCCCGAGTTGGTAGAAATCATTAAAACATTTCAACCTGATGAAGCATATTGCGAGCGTGTTTTTGCAATGAGTGGCCAGGGCGTCACCAGCGTCTTTAGCTTTGGCCGCAGCCTTGGTGCGATTGAGGGCATATTGGGCGCTAGGCTCATCAAAACTACTCTTGTGACTCCCCAAATTTGGCAAAAGGCGATGGGCGTCAGCGGTGGTAAGGACGGCGCCAGAGCGCGTGCAATGGAAGTCTTTCCTTGGAATGTTGACCTGTTCAAGCGCAAGAAAGATGATGGCCGAGCAGATGCGGCGCTGATCGCGGCATGGGGCTTACGCCATGGATGACAAAGAACGTGCCGTCATGCGTGACCACATCGTCTACTTGGCGAATCAGTTGGAGCAGACGCGCAAGTCGAATCAGCAGCAGATCGTCTTCATCAAGCGCCTCTTAGACCCCGAAGACCTCGGACACGCCGTCAGCAACGAAACCCGACAGATTGCGTACACGCTGTTAATCAACAGCTCGCACCTAGAAAGAGACTCATGGCAACATCAAGACAACCCCTAAAACTCAGGCCGTCATCAGCATCGCGATGGATCGCCTGCCCTGCCAGCGCCAGACTGTCAACGCTTGTGCCTTATCAGGAAAGTGGCGAGGCCGCCAAGATCGGTACTGCCATTCACGCGCTGGCCGAGACTTGCTTTCAGCTTGATACCGACCCCATGAAGTTTGTCGGCCAAGTAGTGGAGGGCATCACGATGACCGAGGAAAACTGCAGTTTTGCCTTGGAACACTTGCAGGCGATTTGGGCGATTCAAGATGAGCTTGGATTTGTCAGAGTTGAGCAGCTCTTCAAGCTCTACCAAACGCCCGAATACACGCTACAAGGTACTGCCGATGTCGTTGGCATATCTCAGGACAAGCTGATCATTGCCGACCTCAAGACAGGCCGTGGCTATGTGGATGCTGACTCTGAGCAAATGAAGATATATGCGCTGGGCGCGTTGCTGCACAGCACCCACAAGCCCAAAGAAGTCGAGTTCCAAATCATCCAACCTCACCATGGCGAAAAGCGCGTACACCGCATGAGCGTGGACGAGCTGGGAGTGTGGGAGACAGAGGTGCTACTGCCTGCTATCAATGACGCTGTCAGTGACGCGCCTCGCTACGCGCCATCAGAGTCAGCCTGCCAGTGGTGTCCAGCCAAGCACATTTGCTCTGCACAGAAAGAGCAATTCGACATCGTGGCGGCGCAACCCGACATCACCATCATGTCAAAAGAAGACATCAAAGAGGTGATGCTGGCGCTCACGCCTGCACAGATCAGCGCCATCCTTGACAAAGCGCCATTGGTTGAGAAGTTCATTGAGGCGGTCAAGGATCACGCCACCAAGCAGATGGAAGCTGGCGCCGTACTGCCAGGCTGGCAGCTCCAACCCAAACGCGCCTCCCGCAAATGGATTGATCCAGAAGTGGCGCGTGTAGCATTAGTTGAAGCTGGCCTTACAGGTCTTCAGATATTTGAGACTGAATTAATTTCTCCTACACAAGCAGAGAAACTGCTTGCAAAGGAACAAAGAGTTATCTTGGACGCATTGACGGCCAAGGTATCAACTGGACTTACTCTTGCGAGAGATCGTGGCTTAAGTCAATAATGTCATCCCTTAACTCAAGAAAGCGAAACGCAAAATGTTAAATCTCTCATCCGGTGGCGGTAATGGAAACTACA